ACCGAGCTGGTGGAACACCCTGGACGGCGACTTGATACCGAGCATCGACTTGAAGGAGCTGACCGCGCCCTTCGCGATCCCAGACAGCACCGACGACACGTCGATGGACTTGATGCCGTTGATGAGGCCCCGGATCATGTCGGCGCCCGACTGGTAGAGCAGCGACCCCAGCTTGCCGAGGTATCCCAGGATCTTGCCCGGGAGGTCGCCGACCCACTTCAGCAGGTCGCCGCCGACCTTGACCACGGCGTTGTACGCCGAGGAGAAGCCGGACGATATCTGCTTCCAGTACTTCATGATCAAGCCGGTGGCGAAGCCGATCGGCCCGGTAAGCAGTCCGAGCAGGAGCTGCCAGTTGTTCTTGACGAAGCCGACCACCCAGGACACGGCAGCCGACACACCGTCGCTGATCTGCTTCCAGTACTTGATCACCAGTCCGACGGCGATCCCGATGGGGCCGATGATGAGCGCCACCATGAGTGGCCAGTGCGCCTTGACGAAGCCGACGACCCATCCGATGGCCGCGCCGACCACCTTGAACGCGCCATCGACGAAGTCGCGGAACCAGCCGATCTTGTTGTACGCCAGCACCAGGCCAGCGATCAGGGCAGCGATCCCGAGGACAATGAGCATGATCGGGTTGGCGCTCATCGCCGCGTTCAGGATCCATTGCGCGACGGCGGCCGTCTTCTCCGCGACAGCCGACGCGATCAGCGCAACCTTCTGCGCCGTCCACGCGGCCGCCGCCCGAAGCCCGGCGAGAGCCGACGCGGCCATACTCCGCATGAACCCCAGGGCCTGCACGGAGGCGGTCTTCATCGCCATGCCGACGCCCTTGATGCCGGACACCATGCCCGCCCAGGCGGCCTTGCCCGCAGTCGCCGAGACCCGGCCGACGGCGAGGGCGAAGCCTTTCACCGCTCCGCCAGCCCTCTTGGCCCCGGACACCGAGGCGTCGAAGCCCTTGCGCAGGATCCCGCCGAACGAGCCGGCCTTCCCGGAGAACGCCGACCCCGCGACCTCTGCAGAGCGGAAGCCTTGCACGACGCGGGCACCGGCCTGGACCGCGCCGACGCCCAGCTTCCCGAAGCCGACCACAGCCTTGCCGACACTCAGCAGGAGCTTGGCCGCGTACGCGACGACCGACAGGGCGAGCACGCCGCCGATGACCGCGGCGAGGGCGACCGCAGCGTCCTTATGCTTTCCGAGCCAGGCGGCGGCAGCAGTGACGATCGGGATCAGCTTGGTGCCGATCTCGATCGCCACGACCGCGATGGTCTGCTTGGCCTTGTCGAGCTGGACGTTGAACAACTTCTGTGTTTCTTTCCAGCCCTCCACGTCCTTGCTGGCGTGGTTGAAGGACGCGCCGACCTTCTTCACCCGGTCCTTAAAGCCCTCGCTGGACTCGCCGGTCAGCTGGAGCACGGTGTTGAGGCCGATGGCGCCACCGGACATCTTCCGAATGGCTTCGGTGTAGGTCATGGCGGCCGGCCCGCCCCGCTTGAGGGCGTCGTTGAAGCCGTGCGACTTGTTCATCAGGGTCGCGTACTGCTGCAGCAGGTTCGCCTGCTCGGGCGGCAGCCCCTTCAACTCCTTGCGCCACTCCGCCAGAGTGACCTTGCCCGAGTCGTACGACTTGGCGACGCCTTGGATGCTCTTCGGCATCTTGCTGATCATCTCGTTGGCGTCGGCCGCGGCCTGCTTCGAGTTGTTGAACGCCGAGAGCAGCACCGTGCCGTTCTTGCCCATCTTCGACAGCACGGTCGTGGTGAGCAGGTCGAGCGTGCCGGTCAGACCCCGCGTGCCCAGCTTCGTGGAGACGTCGGTGGCGGACAGGCCGAAGCGCTGCATGGTCTGCACGGCGACGTTGTTCGGGGAGGCCAGGGAACGGATCGTTGAGGCGAGTTCCTGCGTACCCTCGCGGGCGCTCGTGCCGTGCTGAGTAAGCGTGGCGAGCGCACCGGCCACTTCCTCAAAGGTGATCTTGTTGGCGGAGGCGATCGGGAGGACCGTGGACAAGGAGCCCGCGAACTGCTCCATCGTCATCTTGCCTTCACCCGCAGCGGTCTTGAGACCGTTCATCACGCGGATGCTGTCGTCGGCGGACAAGTGGTACGACGCCATCACGGACGTCATCGCGTTGGTGACCGTGTCGAGGCGCGCGTTCTCCTCGCGGGCGCCCTGCGCTGCCGCCTTGAGGACCGTCAAGCCTTCGGCGCCCCGGTACCCGGCCTTCTCGACCTGGTACATGCCGTCGGTGAGGTTGCGCCAGTTGGTACCCGTGCCCGACGCGATGTCCAAGATGCCCTTGCGGACGGTCTTCAGGTTCTCCAGCGTCTCCCCGGCCGCCGTGTGCAAGACCATCGTCTCGGCCTCGAAGTCGCCGGCCATTTTGGTCGACGCGACGGCGACACCCGCGCCGATGACGGTCACGGAGCGGCCCATCTTCGCCAGGCCGGCCGCGGTGGTCGCCCCGGCGGCCACGAAACCCTTCGCAGTGCCGTCGACCTGCGCGCGGGCCGTCGCGAGAGTGCCGCGAAGCTGGGTCATGTCGCCGAGGAGGCGAACGACTACGGGCGGCAGCAGCTTCCCTTCGGACACGACGCCCCCCCTTTCTCAGGGTCAGGCGCCGTCCGGCGCTACTCGGTCAGTGGCGGGCGATGGCTGCTCGCCACGCCGAGTGGTAGATGCGGGTCAGCGCGCCGGTGGCGACCAACCGATCGAAGGAGGGCTGTACGTACGGGCGGGCTGGGAGGACGGTCGAGCCGCCCCGGCCAGTGACCCCGCCGAGTTCCTGGATCCGCCCGTAGATGACCGTCGGCCCGATGTGCGACTCCCACCGGCCCAGGCCGAAGGGGTGCGGGCCCTTGACGGTGATGGAGCGGCGCAGGGTGCCGGTCACGAGCGAGGGCGGCTCGCCCGGCGCGGACGGCGTCGGCGTGCCCCGGGCATGACTGGACGTCGACAGAGTCAGTTTGATCTGCCGTTCCACCAGGTGGGAGGCGGTCGCTGTCGCACGGCGGGTGGCGTAGTTCAGCGACCCCACCATGCGCTCAAGGGCAACGTTCAGCTCCGCCAGGCCCACGACCTGGATAGCCGCACCGGACATGCGCTCACCCCCGTTGCGCCTCGTGCATCGCCTTGTCGTGGGCTTCTTGCCGTACGGCGTCGACCTCGTTGGCCATCAGCGGCAGCAACGTGTCCAGCCATGCCGGGAGGTCGTCGACCTGGGCCGGCGTCCATCGGTACCGCTCGGCGTACCACAGGTAGTCGTACGCCTCGTCGATCGGTGTGATGGGGTGCCCAGGCGGAATGCTGTGTCCCTCCAGCCGTGCTCTCAGGCGGCGGAGGGCGCGGTAGGGGACGCCGGATCCTTGACGTCCTTCGGGTCGGGCTTCTCCGGGAACAGCATCTTGCGGATCGGCTCGATCGCCTCGGTGAGAGCGTCGTCGTCCTCGATCGGCAGCAGGTCAAGTGACTCCGGGGACTCGCCGGGCAGCGGCAGGTCGTAGGACCAGTCGATGACCAGGACCCGCAACAGGCCGTTGATCATGTCGAGGCCTGCGACCATGTCGTTGTCGGTGTCCGTGACGGACCGTAGAACCTTCTGCCGGTCGCCGCGGCGCAGCGTGTGCGCGTCGCGGATCTGGATCCAGGCGCCCGACGGCAGCTTGATGCGTTCGGTGATGGACATGATGCTCCGAGGTGTTCGAGGGGTTAGTAGGTGCCGGCCGCGACGTTGTTGGTCACGGACACCTTGATCGGGCTGTAGCCGCCGCTTCCACCCGCGTTGGTGGTGTTGAGCAGGGAGGTGAACGAGTTGCCGTAACCGACAGCGGACTTGGACCCGTCAGCCTCCGACTCGGTGAACGCCGCGTTCTGGCAGTCGACCTGGAAGGCGACCTTGTTGGTTCCGGCGAGGCCGTTGTCCAGCAAGATCTGAAGCTGAGGCTGGGTGTTGTTCAGCATGTACAGCAGGGGGGATTCGTCGGCGGCGACGAAGTTCAGCTTGCCCTCCACGGACACGCCGCCGCGCTGGATGATGTACGGGTTCTGGCTGCCCGTGACCGTGTAGCACGGCGACAGTTCCCGCTTGATGGTGATCTCGCCGTCGGTCACCGTGGGGACCAGCGTGCCGCCCGCGGCCGGCCCGCCGATGCCGAGGAGCATCCGCCACGAGGCGACCGGCAGCACCGTCGAGGGGGCCGCAATCGGCGCCGACCCGAGCGGGACGGACGCCCACGAGATGCCCTTGCCCGACCAGGTCAGCAGCTCCGACTCGGCGTTCCACTTCAGGGTGAGCTCGGACAGGCACAGGCCCGGGTACTGGCGTGCCCCCGACGTTGCGGTCGGGCCGAGGAAGTGCGTCAGCGTGTGACTGATCGGCTGCCCGCCACCCGAGTTGAGCAGGCTGTGCGCCTGCGTGTACGGGCCCGTGACGGGCTGCACGGCCTGCGCAGAGGCGTGCGCGAACGCCAGACCACTCGCCGGGGTGGTGATCGGGATGGTGTACGGCCCGGCTCCGGACGGCGTGCCCGTGATGACGACTTCGGCCGTCGCCCCCGTGCCGATCTGTACGGCCGTGCCGGCCGGGATCGTCGCCACCGTCGAGATGGACGTGGCACCGGCCGCCGCAGACGAGGACAGGGTGGTGTTGCCTGTTCCGGTGGACGTGCCGACGGTGGACATGTCGCCGAGGATGTTCCGCAGGAAGTAGCCCAGGCCGTCTCCGTAGGCCGGCCCGCCGAGTTCGACCTCGGCAGTCTTCACGCCCGGGATCTTGGCGAAGGCATCGGTGCCCATGGAGCCGCGCCACGACTTGTCGTCGAGGAACGTCGGGTTGTCCTTCGGCTTGGCCTCGTCGACCAGGACCGTCGCGGTCATTGCTACCGGCGTGCCCTGCGTCGTCTCGTTGGCGATGCCGACGAACTGCTTGGCGGGTGCGTAGGTGGTGGGAGTCGGCACCGGTCACTCCTCGCTAGACACGGCCGGCGCGTTGTCTGCGGCCTGGTTCGGCTTCTTACGGGTCTTGGTCCAGCGGCCGTCGTCGGGCGGGCCGAAGGGCCAGTCGAAGACGGTCGCCGACGCGTCGGCGGTCGCCGCGCGGGCGGTGAGCGGGACGTGCGGGTAGACG